ACTTGATGAACTGATTGCGAAGAACAAGGAACTTTCGGCTTACGCCACCGCAGCGGCCAAGGCTTTATCCAACATCGCCTCGGCCCAAGGGCTGTCCACCATAAACAATATCAACAACTCGTTCAACACTACGGTGAACGTGTTGGCGCAGGTGAACACCAACCTGACCCAAGTTAACAACCAACTGAACAACACGGTTAATCTCGGCAGGCAAACATCCAATACGCTGAACAATGTCAAGGTTTCGGCAGACCTTTTGACAAGGGCGTTTCAGTTTCTTGCGGCAAGGATGGTTGCCGCGTTCAGTATCAATGCCATCATAAATTTTGGGAACTCCGTTGTTGATGTGGAGCGCAAAATGGAGCTTCTTCAAAACCGAATCAACTTCGTTTTTGACTCTGCCAATGCCGGCTCGCTTGCTTTCACAAGATTGAGAAAAACGGCTTTGGAACTCGGCATTGAATTTTCCTCCCTTGCCGAAGGGTTTGCCTCGTTTGGTATTGCCGCGAAGATGGCCGGGTTCTCCGCGTCTGAAACTGAAAAGGTGTTTAGCCGGGTGGCCGTTGGTCTTCGCGCTGCGGGTGCGGGTTCGCTTCAGACACAACGAGCCTTCTACGCCCTGCAACAAATGCTTTCTAAGGGCGTGGTTGCTGCGGAAGAATTGCGTAGGCAGTTGGGTGAAGCCTTGCCTGGTGCATCCGACTTGATGACGCAAGCCTATAATCGTTTGCATCCCGGACAAGAACTGACCAACCGACAGTTCACTAAAATGCTTGAGGATGGCAAGATTATCTCCAAAGAGATTCTTCCGGAGTTCTCCAAGGTCATTGAGGAGGTCTTCGCTCCTGCTTTGGCTGGTAAACAAAATTCTCTTGACGCATCCATTCAAAGGGTAACAACCGAATTTGAGAGATTCAAACAATCACTTAGCAATTTTGCCCCGACAAAGACCGCTTTTTCGCTCCTATCATCCTTTTTGAGCAAAGTAAACGTTTTATTGGAAACGGGGACTTTGATGAGTAATGCGTATGCGAAAGCCCAAGAAAAACTCCAAAAACAAGAAGCCGATTTGCAAAAGCAAATTGAGGAAAGGGCGAATATGTATTTGAAGCAAGGCGTTAGCTCGCAAGACGCTATTAAAGGAGAAACGGATAGGCTTAAAGAACAAAGACAGGAATTGAGTTTGCTTGAAGGCGAACTTAGAAGGCTTCAAAAAACCGACAAAAGAGGTTTAGGTCCAGAAAGGGAAAAGGCAATGCAAGCCATAAAAGACCAAAAGGAATTGGTTAAGGCGAAAGGGCAGGAGGTAGAGTTCACTCAAAGGCTACTTTCGGAGCTGTTAAGGCTTGGCGATGCCAAGGACAAAACCGAAGGGCCAGACGCTATTGCGTTGGCTAAAGAACTTCTTGCTCTTGAAGAGACCCGATTACTTAAAACCACCGAAGGAACTGCGGCTTACTACACGCAACTCATAAAGGTTATTGAGGCTCGCAAGGACTTGGTGAGACTTGAGAAGGCCGATACGCCCAACCAAATGGGCCTTGACATTGCGAAACTTGACAAAGACCTCAATAAGGCCAAGAAGATGATTTCATCCTTCACTCCCGAAATGGCCGACATCGTGGAGGAAGGCGTTTATGTTCCAAGTGCAGAAGCCCTTGAAAGACTTAGCAAGCAAATCAGAGACCTCACGAAGCAGCAGTTGGAAGACCGCGCTGCCGCCATTCAAACCGAGATTCAGCTTCACGAAGAAGGCACAGATAGGAGGCTTGAGTTGGAGAAGGCGTTGGTGATGGCGAAGGCCAACCTTGCCGCAAAGGAAGCCGAGATTCAAGGCAAGACGGCCAAAGAAATTGAGGCCATCTTTGCCAAGGCCAACATTGACATCGCAGACCTTGACAAGAAGTTCTACGACAAAAAGAGGGAAGAGGCCGAAGAATATGCCGATTTCTACAAGCGATTGCAGGATGGCCTGGATGGCTATGAAGGCAATTCCCTGCAAAAAAGACTCAAGGCGATTCGTAAATACTACGGGGAATTGATTGCCGAGGCCAAGGTTTATGGAAGGACGAAAGAAGAAATTGATGCCCTTACCGCAAATAGGGACAAAGCAATTTTTGAGGAGAATCTCAAAGATGTTGGCGATATGGTCTCTAAAATTGGGGACATTTATGGGGAAATAGCCAACAGACAGTCTGTCTTGTATGAAAACGAGCAGAACAATCTGAAGAAGATGCTTGATGACAAGCTTATTACCGAGGAAGAGTACAACCAAAGGTCTCTTGACCTAAGGAAAAAGCAGTTTAACCAAGAGAAGCAAACCGCCATAATTAAGGCCATCATTGATGGGGCTTCTGCTATAATGAAGTCATTGATTACGCCTTGGCAGATACCGCTTATTTTGGGTATGACAGCGGCCCAAATTTCCACCATATCTGCCCAACAATTCCCCGGCTTCAAGGAAGGGGTGATTAACCTCAAGGGTCCAGGCTCGGAGACCTCCGATAGCATTCCTGCAAGATTATCTCGTGGTGAATCGATAATGACCGCAGAAGAAACAAGGCGATACAAGCCTGTCCTCCAAGCCATTCGCGATGGTGAGTTTGAGGCGTTTGTGGCAAAGAGATACACGAGCGCAATGCAAAAGCAGGATGTAGCATTGAATACAGGAAAATCATTTGCCGATAATGTGTCCAACTCTTTCGATATGCAAACTGCTGAACTTGCGACTTTACTCAAGCAAAACAGAAAGGTGGCCATTAAAAATGTTGACGAATTGGCTAAAGCCATTAATAGGCAAGGCACGGCTCATAAAGTAATTAACAGAAGGACGCTACGATGAGTTATACCGTTACGCTTGACGGCATCGTTTTGAGAGACGAGCCAATGGGCCTTGATTCTGCCAAATTGCAGATTTATAGGGATACGGCAAATCCTGGCATATTCAACGTATTCACCGCAGACATTACGTTTTGGGGTGATGGCTATGACATTCTTTATTCCTATTACAACACGGAGGTTACTTGCAAGACTATTTCAATCTCTATCGTTGAGGACTGCGATGATGGGTTTATATTTTATGGCCTTGTTTACATTGATGACCTTGAGGTAAATCTTGTAAAATGCACGATTGATTGCAGTATAGAGGACGATTCTCCGATGGGGAGAATTAACCGTTATGCCGACACAAAGGTTACAATAAACAACGGCCAATCAATGTCTCCGTTGACCAATGGGGGTGTTACATTGACATCCGTTGGGTCTTACAAAAAAACCCCATACATATCAGGCTCATTACCCGGTCAAAGGGAAAATTTAAGATGGTTTACGCCCCTTGAGTTGTTTGACTATGTGACCAAGTACATTACGGATGGAAAATGTAATGCCGTAAGCAGTTATTTGACTGACCCGTCCAAATACTACGATGTAGAAAGATGGACGATTACGATATACTCATTTAACAGAACGCCTGTTCCATTAAATGGATTCAACTTTAGGCTTCAATTCAACGATGTCTTTGGCAACACGGTGATTGTTGATGAGTCATTGCCAGGGATTCAGCCTTGGGCCATTGCTTACAATATGGCTCAACGCATTGGCGTAAAGACGTGGGATCAAATAGGTGGAAATCCTGTAACGTATTTTGGTGGAGGAGACAACAAGGGAAATCGCCCAACGAGGTCTTGGGCTACCGCCACGGCCCCACCAAATCCAGCGACCGACCCAGGATACATCTACCTTGAGTTTCCGTGGAGGGTTGACAACGTTCAGTTGTTGGCGGTCATTAACAACGACACAAACTTGCCTGTAACGATTGGCGCACCAGGTTCGGGTGCAAAGTTTATATACACTATACAAAAAGGCTCAATCTCTCGGAATTACGGAGCCACAGGTTTAATACTAACCTCTGGAGACATCTTAAAAGGAGGACCTGAAAACATCAACGCTTCTTTTAACGATATTGTTCAAGGGGTATTCAAGCCTTTGAATTTGAGTATTCGCCCTCAAAACAACAACAACGGAACTTACACCTTGTTTGTGGAGCCTGAGCCAAACACGCTTTCAAACAACGAGGCTTTTTCTATTAATGGCATTCAAGACTTAATGCTTAAAAGAAACAATGCTTTTGCGGTTTCTGCTTTAAGCACAGGGATAAGCACGAACAACGACTTTTACTTGCATCAGTCTATGGGTTACACGGCTGACTCTTGCGCTAACGAGTCCTATTCTGTTACCTCTGCCTTTTCCATTCCCAAGTATAGCGATGTGTTCAAGAGGACAGACGGATTGGACACGGAGATGATTTACATTGCAGAACTTGAAAACCCTACAAGTGGCGATATTAATAATGTCGCTTTTTATCAAACCACTTATTCAATAGGGCTTACACTTGGAAGTTTGACTGTTGACGCGATTACTGGATACACCTTTTTGCATCCTTTTGTCGCAAGAAACAATGTCAATAAATCCAGAAATGGTTTTTTCATTGATGGGCAAAAAATTCCAAGAACCAACAACGTGTATCCTTGGTGGAACATTGTTGGCCTTGATATTCAAATAAAAAACGAACTCACTTTTGAGTATCCATTAAAGCCAAGCCAACTAAACATCTTGTTAGCAGACCCCTACAAGTATATCCTTTGTGACGGCAGAAAGGGTTGGATAAAAAGCATTGAGTACGACATTAAAACAGGAATGACTACCTTTGAACTTCTAACGGAATGATAAGCCCAAACCAACCCATTGTCTGCGTACCCTCTTCGCAGACCGAAAACATAGCTCCCTATGACGCATTAACGAATGCAAATTATTATGGGGTTGTTGGCTCTGCGGCTTTTCTTTCGGCCTCCAAACTGACCTTTTGGGGAGGTTACAATGCTTTAACGGTTTGGTCGCTTTACGACAGTAGATGCAATGCAGATGGGGCTATTTCTTTAACCGACAACTATTATTCGCCTGGTTATCCCATTTGGCCAGGGTACTTTCTAATGACCCCTTGGGAAAGATACAACGCAAGGGCAACCTACGATGGGGCGCTTCCAGGAAGTCCAACGGTAGGCAGTTCGTGCATAACGCCCATTTACAATGAGTTCTACGAACTTTCAGGACTCGAAGATGCCTCTTGCGAGTACGAGATTTACATAGAAATGCTTTCATTCATAGGCCCGCCCAATGCAACGGTCTATGTGGATTACGGCATTCGCAATGCTTGTGATTACGCCTTGCTCAAGTTTAGGGTTTCCAACTTCACCTACAACACCAAGTCCATAACCTACGGTAGTGCCATTGCCGTTGGCTTGAACACGGTGAACATTACGGGCAACGGATGGTATTCCTTGCCAATTATCCTAAATCCGCTATCGGCAACATCCTCCCCTAATCCAATAAATTCACCTAACTTCTTTATTCAGTCTGTCGGCCCTGAGCCCTATGTGCGTTTTGATGTTGATGCGGTGGAGATACGATGTTTCACGCCTGATGGCACGGACTGTACGGACTGCAAGACAGGGGAGTATCAACAACCTGTTCTTTTACAAGCGATTGATTATTGGGCGATAACCAACGAAAGAGCAAACACGGATGGAGCTATCCCTGCATTGAGTGTTGTGCCTTACGGCCCTTGCGAGGCGGAGTTTGAGGCGAGGTTTGATGCATTGATGGCCGGGCAGAACGATTACAATTCGGAGATGTTAAGCGTTCAGGTAGATGACCCTTATTGTGGGCAGTATTTGTACGACCCATTGTTCACGCAACTTTCGGTAACGACAAATCCATTTGTGCCTTTTGGCATCGGTACGTCACAAAGGTATGTTTCTTCGGGATGGGCAGGGGTTTTTGCTTCTTTTACACCGAATCCAATCGGGATTACTTGGCAAAGAGCTGTTTTCAGCTATAACCTATGCCTTGCCTCTGGCATTAATAGCGTTATAGCCTCATCCTATAATCCATTACTTCAATCAGGTTCAGCGATAATGAACCAACCCAATACGAGTTATCGCATTAAAATATCGGTTAGCGATTATGCAGGCACGTTTGCAACCACCGGCATAAAGGTTTATGCTCTTGATAATGGCGGTTTTCTTGTTAATTTGGGCGAAATAACAGCTCAAGGAACGCATTATTTTTATTACAGGACGCTCTCTACTTGGACGAGTTTTGCAAAAGTTTCTATTCAAGCGAATCCGCAAGTGGGCTTTAGTTTTGCCTTGTACGACCTTGAGGTGTCAAGGCTTGTGCAATACACCCCTGTTTTGATACCTTCGGTAAGACTAAATCTTACTTCGGTCTTTCAAACAATTATTGATAGCGCAAGAATATCACAAGACTTTTCGGGATTAGGGCCGTTTTATCCAATCATTGCCAACGCTCTTTACGAGTATTTCCACTTTGAAACACGGAGGGCTGACTTGAACTATGATCCGCAGGAGTGCTTCCGCATCCTTATCACGAAGGACTACTGTTGGGATACGCAAGACCAATTCCGACTTCTACCAACTACGCAGGAATCGCTTGAGTTCTGCATTACCGAGCCTTACAAGTGGATTACCGACCCTTGCAATACCTTGAGGATAGGAGCAGGGCAAGAGACATCTAAGAGCAAGGAGGCTTGTGCTTTTGGGTTCACCTACCCAACGACCTCGGAGGACTTGGGCATAACTGAATGGTTGCACCTAACGAGGATTTACGGAGAACTCCGCAATCCGCAGTACGATGGCGAGATGATAAGCTATCAGGATAGCCGAGGCAAAAAACGTGTTGTTTATGTGGAGAGCAGGGAATTTATGGAGATGGTCATAAACTTCTCTCCCAAGTGGGTTCACAACTTTATGCGATTGGCGTGTCGGCACGATTACTTCCTTATTGAGGACGGTAATGGCGATGGGTATTACTTTACTCGCTCGGAGACTTATTCCCCAACTTGGATTCGCACAAGGCTTGTTGCTCCTGCGTTCTTGGAAGTGGAGGTAAGGGAGCAAGACTTACGCAAGGAGCTTTGCTGCGTTGGCTTTGTTGGTCAAGAACCGGGCGATGACCAAAGAACTCCTGCGCCTGAACAACCTTACGAGGTTTACGGTCCTCCTGCTCCAGGCGAGCCTGGCGATGAAACGGACAACATATTTGACCTGACTTTTAATTTTACTTTTGAGTAACTATCTTTGTCCTACAATCGTGCGATGTGGCCTGTCTGCCATACAATGACAAACCAAAAATCCTTTCAATTTTAATAAAATGGCTTATTTAGAATATGGCTGTACTGTTTTACCAGACCACGAACTCGTACTTTGTGGCTCATACAACAGGGGCGGCATTTCTGCGATAGGTATTCTTGAAGAGGACGCTTTCGGCACAGGTGGAACTTTCGTTACTGCTGCCGATTGGAGCAATGGAGCGAAGTACGCTACTGCCATTGCGGCTAATGACCTCAAGATTATCAAAAATGTTCGTGGAACTGTTCCTGACGCATCTCCCGTAGATGTGGACAATCCTGTTGGATGTGGCCCACAAAGCCTGTTGGCCGGGTTTGACTTCACCGCTACTTGGATGGATGCCAACACTACCGATGGAAGTATTGACTTTTACAACGCCTTGAACAAGCGTGTAACAGGCTTGATTCTGTATTTGTGTGGCTCTAACGAGGTTATGGTGATTACAAACCCTGTGAACTACGTCTGCCTGCCCGTGAACGTCCCTGCTTCTAACAAGGAGTTGCAGATGTTCAACTGCACGGCCCGCGCTTCGCTCGGCCCAGACCAACTGCCTCAAAAGTACCCTGCGCCTTCCAACGCAGACGCTATCTTCGGAGCGTAAGTAAACCTTCGGTAAACGAAAGAATCCTCGGCTAATAGTCGGGGATTTTTTTTGAAATAACCTATATTTGCACAAATGAGTGAACAAACCACAGGCATAGTGATAATGGCTTTTGGAAAGCCTGCCTATCACGAAATGGCGTACAATTTCGCCTTATCGGTCAAGCACTTTGACAGAGACCTCCCCATCCAACTTATTTGCGACAAAAGGGACGTGATAGTCCCTCACAAATATTGGGTCTTTGATATTATTACGATAATTGACGAGAAGGATTTGTACTCCAACTATTCGTTCAGCCCTGGCAGGGCTAAGACGCGCATTGACAAGTATATGGCCTTTGACAACAACCTGTACTTTGATACGGATGGCATTGCGCTAAAATCCATAAAGCCATTGATTGAGAAGATGTTGGCTTTGCCGAAGGAGGGCTATTTCTTTTCGCAAACCGCAAGTTGGACGGATCCTGAGGGTAAAACTCCGATGGCGAACCTAAAGGAGAACGGACCTGATTTCCCTGAAATGCAATGGGCAACCCTTGATACGATTTGGGAATATCACGAGCTTCCTGACGATGCGAAGGTTACGGCCATAAACAGTTCGTTTATGTTCTTGCGGAAGGGGGAGAAATTGACCGAGTTCTTTGAGCAGGTGAGGGACAACATTGACAATGGTATTCCTATAAGCAGATTGAAGATGCCTTGGGGAGGCACATACCCTGACGAACTTGCCTTTAACATCGCCTGCGCTCAATACCGAATTGACCCTTGGTGCGGATTGAACCCTGTTTACTTTCAGTTCAAAAACTCAATGACAGGCAAAATTGTAAAATGGGTTTATGAGAACTATTATGTCTTGGGCCTTTACGGAGGAGAAGGCTTTACGCATAATTCGGCTTGGGAAATGTCCTGCAATCTTTTAGGGCAATACCACGCCAATATGGGATTGACCCACGAGTATAAATGGCATAATCTTGTAAAGCAAAAACACGCAGGTCAGCAAAAGCAACTGATACGATGGAGATAGAAGGTTTCGTTTCAATTATAACGTCCTGTAAGGGCAGAATGCACCATTTGGAGGAGGCATTGCCTACTTGGACAAGTCAATTTGGGGATAATTACGAGATTATTGTGGTGGATTATGGGGATCCCGACAAGAGTGCGGATTATGCGGAGGAGCTGAACGACCCAAGGGTTCGGGCGGTAAGGCACGAGGCCGAAGGCTTTAATTTGAGCCACGCAAGGAATCTTGGAGCGTTAGCGGCCTCACCAAAAGCAGACACCTTCCTTTTTATGGATGCAGACGCATTGATGACCAACGATTCGTTTGTGAACTACCACAGGCAGAAGGTTATGGCAGGAGGCACGTTTGTAACCGGTTGGGGATTTGGTGATGGCACGGGATGCTGTATGGTATGGAGAGAATTGTTCAGCCGAGTTCGTGGTTACAACGAGGTGGTGGATGGATGGGGATTTGATGATGTGGACTTTTATTGGCGCATTGAGGCTCAAGG